AGAACTTCTTAATGAACGACCTATTAAGGTTTATAAAAAATATACAGCATATTATAATTCGGCTCGCAAGTTAGGTGTTGATAACCCGGTTAAATCAACTATAAAGGGTTTAGCAAAGGCTAATAAATCCATGGATATTAAGTCAATTAAAAAATATTACAAGGATCAACAAACTAATTTTAATCTGCCTGGTGGTAGATCAGCTGGATTAAAGATGCTTAAGAAGTTTAACAAATCTAACTATGGTCAAATTAGAAATGACTTAAGTAAGTCTACTTCATATCTAAGCGCGTATATCAAGTTTGGATGTATCAGCATTCGAGAAGTATATAAAGCCTGTAAGTCAAATAGCGAATTTGTAAAGCAGCTTTATTGGCGTGATTTTTATTACAATATTTTGTGGAAATATCCGCGTGTTGTTGAAGGACCTAATAGAAATTTACAGGAAAAATATAAAAAAATAAAATGGTTAAACAAGCCTAATTCATTTTTCAAAAAGTGGTGTCATGGTGAAACAGGTTATCCGGTAGTCGATGCAGGGATGCGTCAATTAAATGAAACAGGTTATATGCATAACCGAGCACGCTTAATTACAGCCGGCTTCTTAGTGAAAGTACTTGGTTGGAATTGGGAAGATGGAGAACATTACTTTGCTACCAAGCTTCGTGATTATGATATCTCAGCCAATAATGGTAATTGGCAGTTCGTATCGGGGACAGGTGTTGATATTCAACCATACTGGAGGGGGTTTAATCCATGGCTTCAAGGTAAAAATTACGATAAAAAGGCAACTTATATTAAGACCTGGGTTCCTGAATTAAAAAATGTACCACCTGCTCATATACATAAGTGGTATAAACACTGTGATCAATATGATGGTTATTTCAACCCGATGATAGATTATAATGAATATTCAAAGAAGACCAAGAAGATGTACTTTCCTAATTAAAATTTGATTATATTGTTAATTAACTTTACACATGTCTAGGATACATTATTTAGTGGGTAATTCTGAGATTATTGCAGAATTCTATGACGAAGGAAAATATTATATATCAATAATGGTCGATCCACTTATTGATTATAAAGATGACCCAATTGTCCTACCTGAAATCAAACAAAAAGATGCACATCAAGTTAATATAGAAATATCAAATAATTGTTATAGCTTTCCAACTCATACATTTACACTGGATATAACTAACTTGACTAAGTTGAGTGGTTTAAAGGTTCTACATTTTACTAATGGGGCACCTAGGATAAAGAATAATATAAAACCTTTTAGATACTTTATTAAGTGTGATGGTATATTTAGAGATTTAAAAACTCTTAGGTCTTATTTTGTATGTTATAAAGATTATCATGTTAATAAAGAACATTTTCCATCACTTAGATCTGTATATTTTCACTACTGTAGAAGTGAAGAATTAGTAGATCTAAATAATAATATTAGGCTTGCTAGTTATAATAACATTAAGGGGAAAATAAAAGGATCTACTATACCAGAGAATGTAAGAAATCTTAGATTTAATCATTGTGAAATAGAAGAGATTTTTAATTCACATATTACTAATTTAGTAATTGAAAATTGTAAGTTTAACTTTGACATCGACAAGTATATATTAAATGCATCATTTGATACGAGTAATTTAGTATTTGATAATTTCAACCGATTATTAGTAAGCAAGAATAAATGTGATATAATGATGAACGATAATTTTGCTGATTTTTATAAAGGATTGTGTTTTAAGAAAGTTAATGTTGCAAAAAATATTAATTTAGATCTTGCAATATTTGATACAGATAAATTGATAATTAATTCGCGATGTCATATTATAAACGCACATAAAATTAGTAATCTTATAGTACTTAATGAGTTTGACAATAATATTTCTGATTTTACCAATTTAGAACATTTAGAGATATCATTCCTAACAAATAATCATGAATTTTTAAGAAGATTTGGTATTTACAACACTGATATGGAGTTTAAATTGGTAGCTGATCTAAAAAATTTTGAGTATTACATACCTGATAATATAGATATAAGCGATTGTTCTCATGTAGATAACAACGAAGACAAACCTATCTATCGCAGCAAAGTAGCTAAAAGTGCATTGTCATAATCTAAGATTATGACTATTTTAAATTTGGATATTATTTTTTTGATTAACTTGAGATATGAATTTTCAAATCTTTTTGCTAATAATAACCTAATTATGTATGAGGATTCTAAATTAAGATAGAAATACCAAGCAAATAAAATTTGATCTTTTATTATCATAATTTAAATTACATTATGAATAGATTATTATTTAAGGATCTTGCAAACTGTTCTGATGATTTAGTAGAATTCTATTCAAATCTTATCTCTGGTAATTTATTGTATTATGACGAAGAACCAATTAAAAGTATGGAAACATCGATTATATCTGAGATGATCAAGAATAATAAAAGTATAGAACATTACAAGGATTATTATAATCATATATACAAATCAGCTGTCAGAGATGGTAGTTTAGATATTATCAAATATTTCGATAATAATAAATTATGTACTCTAGATGATTGTATAATTATAAACACATTATTAGATAATTTTTATGATATGCATAATTGCAAAAAAATGTTTAACCACTTCTCAGATTTATTGATAGAAAATATTAATACAGTTGCAGAAAAATTTAGAGTAATTCAAGATATCGATAAAATTAAGGTAATTTACGTGGCTACTAAATTCAACGAACAAATATTTAAATATTTTAGTCCCATGGTTGTAGAACAAATCAAGAAAAATACAGAACGTAAAAGAGATGCTTATATTAAATCTATCACTGTGAAAGGGCCTGTATCATAATTAATTTTAATTTTTTTATCATCCAAAGTTTGGATATAGAACTTAATAGAATAATAATCTCCGATTTATCTAAGGTAAAAATGTACTTTCCTTAGTAAATTTGGTTTAATATATTAAACATGATCGATTCTGATTTGTTAATAAATCACGCAACCGAACTGGATATAGATACATTTAGTTATGAAGAAGCAGTCGAAGAATACAAACATTATTTAAATTGTGATTGGGAAGATGATGATTATTATGAAATAATGTTATATTATCAACTTGAATTAATCGATTTTATAATTCAAGAAGATGAAGAATTTATCTATAAGATTAAGTCAATTAAGGATCTATATCATTCATGTCTTCAAAATGGATTTATAAAAACTATCAAATTTGTTGATGAAAAACAGTTATATATATATGTCCTGATTCTATAAAATGGCATTTTATAAAAGATTATATAGATCCTAAAAGTGGTGCATCATACAACTATCTTGAGATTTTTAATTTTGATCCAACTTTATCAGATGAATTCTTGGAATATTTTGATTACTTACTAATTGAAAATATAGATGAGATAAACGACGATATGAAAATGAACTTATACACAAATTCTAAAAATGTATATAAATTATTTAGATATAATAGTAAAATATTAAGTTGTCTTGATTTATCAGAACAAGATGAAATAATAAATAAAAACAAAGAAGCCAAGAAAGAGTATAAGGCTCGATTCAACAAGGCTAAAAGCGCGATTCGAAATTAATAATAGATTCTAATATTTTTTTGATTTTTTATCACCTAAATTTCAAATTTAGGTTGTTAATCTTAGATTAGCATAATGTCCGAGGTTGATATTACATATAATTGTACAAAGTGTACAATTACAATTACACCTGAAAAAATAATTGATTATAGTACGCCGGATATTATAATACCTGAGGTTGAAGAAGGTACAAAGTCAATTAAGATAAGTATAAACATTGTATATCGAAATATGCCATGTCATATGTTAACACTTGATATATCTAACTTAGCAACAGATACACTTGATTCTCTTGAATTCTGCAGAAATGATTCAATTGAGAATGCGATAGGTGATGATCCAAATCCAAGATTTTATAGATATTTTGCTAAGTCAAAAAAGTCATTTCCAAATGTTAAAATGCTTAGAATTTGGTATGCTGTAGTGGATATGAATTGCTATTATTTTCCTAATTTAAAATCACTTCATATTTACAGAATAAGAGGACATGAAGTAAAAAATTTATCCGATTCTATAGAGAGTTTTTATTTAAAAAATATTATAGGTTGGATTGAAGCCAAATTACCTATTGAGTTAAAAACACTTTCTATCACTGAGTTATGTATTTGTCCTGGTAAAATTAGAGACTTACCAAATTTAACTAGATTATGTGGAAAATTTGCAGGATCATATGATCATCTTGAAGTATTGCCAAAATATGAAAAAATAAAGTTCCTCCAAAATTGTGATAAATTAAACCTTAGTAAATATGATAGATTGTGTATCGCTAATAGATTTGAAGTTTGGGAAAAACAAAGACATATAGGATTTTTATGGGATGAGATTATTGATCTTTATATTGACAAATTGCAACATATAGAAACTTTATCTATTGGAAAAGATATAGAATTGGATATAAAAAAATTTAAATCAGTTAATAAATTAGTAATTAAATCTGAGGCTCGATTAACTGGCTTAGATCAAATAACTATGTTATATTTAGATAAAGAATCATATGGATTTCATCTTAATGATTTTGAAAATCTTGAAGAATTAGATTTGCGTTCTATAAACTCTGAGAGTGAATTAATTAGGATGGGTCTTTTCACCAGCAATAAATGTTTTACTATAGCAAATATAAGTAATTATATTATACCATTTTCATATCGAATACCAGATGGGATAACCTTCGCAGATGATATTTCATTTGATAAAGAAGACAATTTACAAAAACCTATTTACAGTATTCGAAAGAAAAGTGCTAAATCCAAAGTTAAAAATTAACTTTGGATAATCTTATTATTTTTTTTAATTTATCATTAAATTATTTCAAAATATTTATATTTTGAAAATGTCCCTTCAATTGACAATTATAAATAATTTCAGTTGCGATGTCATATGTCGATGTGTATATTCTGATGGAGATTATAGTGAGCATACTGAGCCTAGGATAATCAAGAATGGTAAATCCACCGTATTCACTCTTGATATGCATAACTTTGTCATTCTCAAGTTGCTGGATAAAAATGGGCGTGAACTTTATGATGAGGTGATTATAAGCCCTGACTATGGTAATGATCGATTAGTCAATATGTGCTGCGTTCTTTATTATCCCTTCGACTATTCAAGCAGCCTTAGAAATACATTCATGATTGATAATAAATTCACTCCTAATAATTTTAAGCCGGGCTGGATGCTCAATAACCTAGATATGGTTAAATGCCCTATCGAAGAATTTAAATCAAATAGTGATAATTTATGCTTAATTTGTCCTGATTATTCTACATCAGCGAAGGTTGATCTGCTTGACTATCGAGACTGCCAGGCTTGGAATGAATATAGAGAACCAGAACAAGAAGAATGTAATATTTGTATGTATGTATTCTATATTTTTATCGTCTTGGTGATTATATTTGGTTCAATAATTTTGATTTCATTCTTAGTAAAATATCATTAATCTATGGCTGAGTTTATAGAAGAACAAATTAGAAAAAATGGATTGAGAATCACTCTTAAATTGCCTGAGGATAACATGCCCGATATATTTGAGTGTAATTTAGTATACACCCCTGTTGCTATCCTAGATCAATTTAAATATATCACATTTGTAATTGATGCAAATCGAAGTAGATTAGCCCTCGCCTCGTTGTTAATTAATTTAAATGCGCTTCCAAAGAACATTGAGAAATTAAAATTTGCTAAAGTTAAATCCTTTGAAAATATTATTTTTAGATATCGCGTGATTTTAAATGGTACCTTTCCAAACCTGAAAGAACTAGAAATTAATCATGCACATTTATATAAATCTACTATTGACCATGTAAAATTTCCATCACTTAGAAGATTAGTGTTTAATTATTTTCATCCACTTCATGATAAGATTAATATTAGTTGTTATGTAGAAATAAATAACAGCAGGTTAGATAGAGTAATTAATCTAGATGATTTACCTAGGTGTAAATTAAATAATTGCTATATTAAGCAGCCTAAAGAAGGATATCAAATAAGCAACTCATTAATAGATTCATTCGAGTTTAATAATTGCTATCCTAGCATTGCATATGTTAAGAAAGATAAGTTAACAATAGAAAGCGATATTAACTATGTATATGATTTAAATTCTATACCTGAATTAACTAAGAATTACCGATTAATGCTACATAGAAAATTGAAATGCAATAATTTAGATCCGAGAATTATTACACTGTATGTATACAATGTTAGATTTTCAATATTAAATAATCGGGTTCAATATATCCATTTTAAGCAAGTATTGGACATAGGCGATATTAAATTTAACATCAATGAATTTAAATTTTTGAAGAAGATTAGAATTTGTCTAGATCATGATTGTAATTTTGTTGAAGATTTTATTAAATTTTTAGTATACAATTCGTTATTAAGCCGTAAACTAATTATTGAAATACATGGATTAACCGAGAACAGTCAAATATTTGAGAATAAATTATATAATAATCGAGGTAAAAATAAATTATCAAACTTGAAATTATTTTTAGGGAAGAAAAAATTAAACATGAACAGAATTTAAATTTGATTTTTTTAATTTTGAGCAACAAATATTGAACTAAAAATGAATTTTGTCGAAACTTTATCGAAGGCCGGAAAAGCACTCAAACTTGACTTAGTATATCCTAAAGATGCTAGACAGGTAATTAATATATTCAACAATAAAGCTACTTATATTCCAACTATTGATTATATTAAAGTTGAATCTATTTCGATCAAAGTAGATATTAAGATAAACAATATGGTCCCAGCCACATTAGAAATGGATCTATCTGAGTTAGATATGTTAATTTTTAATAACTTCGACTACAATTATGATAAACTACACGTAAGTAAAAAATCAATAATGTGTCAATTTAATGATGGGTTATTTGAATCCAATAATATATCAGGATTTTGTAAATATTATGATTGTCATATAAACCATTTCAATCTAAAAAGAGTTTGCGAAGTTGATTATGAAACAACCGCAGATACATTCGATAATCCGTATCTCACAGTTAATAACCTTTATCAATATGTCAAAGGAAAGACTCCTATAATTCTTCGTGAGCCATTATATTATTTCACTGATAAAATACCGATATCAATACTAGATTCTGAGGTTAAGTTAATTATAACTACTGATTTCAAGGTTGATCAACTTCCTTCAAACATTAGTGAATTAAAGATAAAAAATGGATGTTCCATAGATATTGGTGATAATTTAATTAAAGTATTAACTATTAATACTAGTGATACCATTTATATAGATTTTGATCAACTTTCCGAATTAAAAATGCGATAGATGTACTAGATAACTTAATATATACTCATAAGTTATATTTTGCTGATTATAGAGTTGATATTAATATAAATAATGAAAGCGATCCTAGTGATTGGGAAAAAAAATAGCAGATAAAATATATTATCAAACTAACTTAAGATTTATAATTGGATCTAGATATCTAAATTCTGAAAAAATTAACAAAGGTAAGCCTATTTATAATCCATTAGGTAAAAAGAGTACAATTAAAAGCCACTAAATTTTTTGGATTTCATTCTTATTCTTTTCTATCAACTTATTGGTAGTAAAAGATGTAAATTCTAATATATTTATCTAGCACTTTTTTTGAAAGATCGATAAGACAAACCTTTGAAATATCTATCATAATCTTTCTCAGATATATCATTTACCATCTTGGCTCGGGGTAAATAATCAAACAAAGACCAAAGTTGGTCTTTGGGAACGAATGCTAATTTGAGATAATTACATTGGATCATGTCAAGTGCAAAACACTCACGCATTTTATTTCTTATTTTAAAAATGTTTAATATAACTTATCATATTCTAACTCATATAATAATTCTATATTTTCTATCTGGCTTGAATTATGTCTTATTATAACTTCTAATGTTTGTATCTTTCCAGTATATAGTAAAATAACGTCTATCATAACAATTTCTTCTAGGTTGGGAAAATATTTAATTACTTCAGAATCTTCATAAATTCTTAATTTTTTACATTTTGGTTGAGTATGCATAACTTTGAAATATTTCATATCTATAGACTCCAGACTAGATTGATATAATGCCACACACTGGATGTATCCACTAATGTTATTTAAACTAGGACAGTCTAAGACAACCTCTTTAAATATATTGTGATATCCAACTATTATTTTTTGTATATCATTATTAACTACTTCTAAGTCAAGTTCATGACTAAATGGTCTTTGACCAATTCTAAGTGTATCTATATCTCCAAAGGGGATATATAGTTTTTTGAGTGAGAATATATCGAACATGTTAATACGACCTGTAAATTCGTCCATATTTATTGATCCCAAATAAATTGTAAGCGAACCTATTACTTTATCTGATATTAAAATAACGTGGATATGTCTTTTCTTTTTAGTCCTGATTTTGATCTTATCTATGTCGGTGGCTATAAAGATTCTCATGGTTGTATCTTTTTCATATACAATATCATAAACTGTATTCTTATTACAAACGTATGTTCTATCAGGCTGATTAACTTTAACAAGTACCATAATTAAATTTAATGAATTAAAATCAAAAAAACATAAATTGATAAAATTATAAAAGCAAGATATATTTAAGTATCTTGATCGGTAATTACTATCAAACTTATTAAGTTGTATTTAACAAATTATCAATATATTTGTATTTTTTAGTAAAAACAGAGTATACAATTAAGGTAGCCTTTGAGAAATGATTCTATTTCAGTTGGGCTACTCGGGAATATATCATAAGCTTGCTTAATTATGTCCATGTTAAAAATAAAATTTTTGATATAACAATTAAATATACTAAGTAAATCTAAATGTTGATTTTAACCGAAGAATCACTAAATACATATTGGTATTCTGGTATCAAATGTCCAGTATTGAAGATATCCATACCTCATTCAATCGGATACTTCAAGATGCCGAATATCCCGATTAATTATCTAGTTATATATGTTAGAAATCATGTTGATAGAAATTTAATTCTCGATATATCGGATTGCCCAGTTAGGACATTTAGAATTTCTCAATTTAAAATCAAATATGGGTATGATTTTTATGAAATATTACTACATGAAAATACGAAAAGAGTAAATATTATTTGTGCTAATAAATTAATTCATAATGCTCAAAAGTTAACATTGAATTATTGTTGCATACCAGATTTAGATGTAAGATCTGTGCAATATTTAAATTCATTTTGTTCTGATATTGGAGATATTGTAAGCGAAGAAATGAAAGAGATATTTTACATTGGATATAGTAAATTTCCGAGTTTTGATCATTTAGTTATAGACTGTCCAAATGTGAATAAAGATTCATTAATAGATTGTGGAAAACTTAGTACTAACGCGTTTATGTTTCTAACTAAAAGAACTGGTCATTTAATAGATGATAATAAAGGATACGGCACGATAATAGATGATAAATATTTCGAAGATATAACTATTTTCTGTAATACTATGAAAAATAAGATATTTGATTTTAGTAAAACTCCGAAAGTGAAGACGATAATTATTAATAATAGTAGTAAAGGATGTATGAAGAATTATGATAGAGAATATAAATTAACATTGGAGTATGTATCTTGTAAACTAGATAAAGATATAATCAGAAATTTTGCTGAAACTGGATATTTCGACAAATTAATATTGTCAATCCATAAACCTGTTTATATTGATGATTTATGCTATCTATTTGATTCGATCGAAATAGAGGATAAATTATTCTATTCTAGAGTCAGATTTAAATACAAACCAAATTGCGAGGTTATATCTAAATATTGGAATCCAAAAAGAATAAAATATTTGCCATCTAAGATTATGAAAAAAAGTGCAAAAAATTAATAAAAATTTTACTTAGATGGCGGGTATAGTAGAGCTGTCAAACCGATTATTAAGATCCCACAACTGATATAATCAAATCCCTTATGTATTTTCTTTAAAGTTTTATCAACTTTAACTAATGATTTAATAAACTGGTTTGTACCATCCTCAACTAGATCCTTAATATTCGAATCTTCTGAAATTTTTTTATCTTGCTCTATACAAATCTTTATCAATAATTGATTAAAATAATCAGAATAGTCTTTAACTAGATTGTTCATATGTAGATACTCAGCTACCTCAACTTGTCCACGGTAGCAGGCCTTTCTCCATGCTTCGTCCTTATTAGCATGGTAATCAGATACTAGGTTGTTTTGATGTAAATACATAACAACTTTTATATACCCGTATTTACATGAGCATATCCATGCTTGATCTCCATTAGCAGAATAGTCAGATACTAGGTTGTTTTGATGTAAATACATAACAACTTTTATATACCCGTATTTAC